GCTTTTTTTAAGATGTTATCAATGTCTTTTAATTCGGCTTCTGTTAAATGGTCAAGCTGTACAGCTTCGCCGAAGCCGAAAGGGTCATTAATTGGCCTTTTGCTCTTATCTGTTTTAGGCCTTTTAATGTTGTTTTTGTCTTTTTTCATGTGTTTTTGTCCTTTTTATTGTGAAAAAACCTTAAAAATCGGCCGAATTTGGCCGCAAAATTCTTTTTGCTTGTGTCTATGTGTAATAAAAATTTAAATAAATAGGGGCTACTTTGTAATGTGTTGAAGATCTTGACAAAGTAGCCCATGAATTAACCGCTCTTAATGTTCCGGGGTTATAATTGTATAGTTTTTGAATGTCTTATTGTCCCCGCATGCATGCCCGCGCGTTGTACAGCTTCCGCAAAGCCCGGGACAAATAAACGCTTTTTTAATTCCGCGCTCACGCGCCGCGCTCATTAGTTCGCGCCTTTGCTCTTTTGTCATTTTGTGAGCCGCTACCTTTTGAGATATTTTAACAGCTAGGAATTCACCGCGTACAAATTTAAAAGTTTTCATAATGTCCTTTAAATTGTGATAACGCCCGCCGCTTGATAGGTTGAGCGTGAAATTGTCCGGGAATAATTCAACCCCATACATTTTGACAGCATGCAAAAACAACGCCCAGCTTTTAGAGTACGCATAAGCTCTAATAGTTGGATGCTCTTTTAGGTAGTCCATCCAATATTTAAGAATATATAAATCTCTAAAATCACCATCATTATATAACCTAAAATCTATGTAGCCCTGGGCTTCTATTGTTTTCTTATTACCGGGCTTATTTATTTCATAGCTTAACGCTTCGCCTAATATATAAGGCGCTTCTTTTTCAATTATGGTACATATTAACCAAATGACAAAAGGCGCTGGAAACCTTATAGAATTAAGCGAATAGCAAAAGGTTAAACACTCAGCCGCCCCGGGACAATTAGAAACCGGGCTATTTGAATAGTTTAAAAAGCTGAGTTTAGAATTACCTTTTTTATATATATTAATAGATGTAGTTGCTAGCTGTATTTTGCCTTTATTATATAGGCCTTTAATATTATCTAGATTATCTAAGAAATATATAAAGTTTTTAATGTAGCTTTGCAATGTCTGATTCGCCCCGCTTTTGCTTAGGCCTTTTGGTTG